AGTACTTCCAACCGTGTTTCAAACATTACTTGAATGAACATGTACAAAGTAAGTTCGCATTGGTGCCTGCACCTGAGTGGGAGATCGCTACATTCCTACCGACCGCAAGTTTCAAGAAGGCGAACTCCAAGAAGGTATACTTCGACTCCAAGAAAAAGATAGGTGGATAATAGATGTCCGGTATAGAAGATCTAAAAAGTAAGGTTATATCCAAGAACGGTATGGCCATGGCGCATCAATTCGCTGTCAGTTTACCTTCGTTGTCTGGGGGGATTGATGGACGAGACATTAACATATTGTGTAAGGCAGTAGACTTGCCAGGCAAACAACTGACCACCCTAGATTGGAACGTCGGAGTGTATAATGAAAAGGTTGTCAACGGATTTCTAATGGAAGACGTTAATATGACCTTCATTATGTTGAATGACTATGGAGTGAAGAAGTACTTCGACGAGTGGACATCATTAATGATCGACGAAGAGAAAGGTAACATCGCATATAAGGATAAGTACCAGAAGAAGGTTACCTTACATCAACTTGTCAAACCACAGTTTAGATTGGGTGTTGACCTCGGCCCTCTAAGTATAGATTTCGATATATTAGGAAAGTCTATATACTCGGTGGAACTAGAGGATGCATTCCCAACAACATTGAATGCGATTGCATTGTCTAATGAAGCAGACCAACTCGTGGAGTTCTCGGTTCAGATGTCATATACAAAGTGGAAAGTAGTGAAGGATGATCGCGAAGCAATAAAACCTAAGTTCAATTTGGATCTAGGCAAATATATTTAATTATTACATTATAGGATAAATCATGGCATTACCAAAACTGAATGAACATCTAAAATATGAACTTACAATACCGTCAACTGATAAGGTTGTTACTTATAGACCGTACTTAGTCAAGGAAGAAAAACTTCTTCTAACTGCTGCTGAATCAGAAGACCAGAAACAAGCAATGAGAGCAATGGTCGATACTGTTATCGCATGTGTAAATGACGATATTAAGTCTTCTGAACTGACAACATTCGATGTTGAGTATATGTTCACTCAGATTCGCAGTAAATCTGTTGGTGAAATTTCTTCGTTGATGTTTGAATGTGCCGCAGAAGGATGTGGTATAAGTTCTGAAGTTAAGGTAGATGTGTCGACTATCAAGATGAAAAAGGTTGACGTAGACTTTATTATTCCCTTGACAGATAGTATTTCTATTGAGGTGAAATACCCGACTTACGATAGCTTTGTTACTAATTTCAAGGAAGGTATTAGTGAATCCGACTTTGGATTCCAAATGATAGAAGGTTGTATTGCCGCTATCTTAACGGAAGAAGAAAGGTTCAGTGCAAGTGATGTATCTAAGGAAGAACTGAAAGTCTTCGTTGAATCGATGACTAACAAGCAGTTCGAAAAGGTAGGTGAGTTTTTAAAGACAGTTCCTGTAATGAGAAAGGACGTTAAATTCACTTGCGAATGTGGTCACAAGAATAAGGTAACACTGGAGGGTCTGCAAGATTTTTTTTAGTATGCCTCTCGCATGATAATTTGGTCAATCACTTCAAGACCAATTTCGCATTGATGCAACATTTTAATTATTCATTATACGATATTGAGCATATGATGCCATGGGAGAGGGAAATATATTTATTGCTACTAGAAGAACATCTTAAAGAAGAAGAAGAACGATCTAAACAACAAACCGGATAGACCGATGGCAACTAAACAATTGACAATATCAGACTTGGCTGAAAGCCTTAACAAACAAGAAATTGAATCTGGAAAGAGACGTGTGTCTCAAGCTAAAATTGAAAAAGCGCAACTCAAAGTACTAACCTCTTTGAACGAAAACTTTTCTCAATACTTTCAGGTACAACAGAAACAGTCACTTGACGAAGCTGAAGCGAAGCGTGACGCAAAACAAAAAGCGAAACCTGTGCAAACTGACCTCCCTATGTTTAGTGACATGGTTAAGGGTGTAAAGGGTAAAGGGTTCTTAGCGATAATTGGTGCTATTGGCGCCTCTATTGCTGGTTTGTTTGCCGGTATATTTGAAGGTCTCAAAGACACCTTGGAGTTTTTGACACGGTCGAAACTATCAAAATTGTTTGATAATAAAGTAGTCAACAACATAAAAAGATTGTTCGGGTCAATAGGCGAAGTATTCAGTAAAGCCGGTACTGGTCAGTTTCTCACCAAAAGTACCAAAGAGACATTAGGTAAGTTTGCTGGAAAGTTACAGGATCTTGCTAAGAGTTTAAGAAAACCAATAGGTGCTTTAGAAAACGCAAGATCTATGTTGTTCTATCTCTTCACCTCAATAGGTAAAGTGTTAAAGTGGTTGGCATTACTTCCACTGAATATTCTAATAAAGGCGAAGGGTGGTACACTTCGGGTATTTGACAAACTAGTCGGATTCTTCAAATCAATAAAATCCTCGATATCTGGGATTCTCAAAAAATCATCAGTGATAACAGATCAGTTCGATAACATTAAAAAATTATTCGGACAGTTCTTCAGTTTTGGAAAGAAAGCCAAAGATGTTGGGGAAGATGTGAAAAAAGGTTCGAAGATATTTTCTATGATAGGAGAACTACTCAAACCGTTCTTCAGTTTGTTTAAGAGTCTCGGTAAATTTATCGCTGGGCCTGTTGCGTTATTTATCTTTACTATCATAGATGGTTTCATGGGAGCATTCAAAGGATTTTCAGAAGCTACGGGTAGTCTCGGAGAAAAAGTGTTGGGTGGTATATTCGGTGCTATATCTGGACTAGTGTCAGGATTTTTTGGTGGGTTACTCGACCTAGTCAAAATGTTTATAGGGTTTGTTGCAGGAATATTCGGATTCGATGGTGTAAAAGAAAAACTCTCTAAATTCTCTTTTACAGATCAGATCTTTGATGGTCTTATGAAACTATTCAATTGGCTCAAAGATAAGGTCTCTGGGTTCCTAAGTATCTTTGGAATAGGAGGGGATGACGAAGATACGCCGAAAGTGGGAGGAGTAAAACTTACCGCTGAAGCGAGGGAAACACGCAGTCAAATTTCCAAACAAACTTCCGCAAATGTGAGTAGTAGAGCACAGTCAGCGAGGAGACTTGAAGAACGCAGAAAATCAAGAGAAGATGCCGCGATGAAAGCCCAAACTGCATCCAATGTACTTATCCAAGATAACAGTACCAACACGTCCAGTAGTGGCGGTGGTCAACAACAAACAGCAGTTTTGGCTGGCACATCGATGTCGTACGATATCTTCGACCACGGTACAAGAACAGCATAAAAAAAGGGACTCTTTCGAGTCCCTTTCCGGTTTCACACTACACTGGGATTATTAATCTTCGGCAGCCATCTGCGCGAAGTAAGACAGTGTGTCATCTTCTTCTGCAACAGCAGCAACCGCGGCAGGAGCAGCTGCGACAACAGTTGGTTCAATTGCTGACCGAATCGGAGCAGCTTGAGCAGTCTGTGATAGTGCTTCGTTCTTCAAAGTTGAACCGGCACCAGTCGCAAGACCTAGTACTGTCTCCAACTTGTTCTTTAGATCATCATAAGACTTAAACCAGTTTGCGTCAAACGCGTTCGGGTAGTTGGGTATGATGAACTCGTTCAAGTCATACAGTGAGTTATACACTGATTCCAACTGAGTCTCATCGGATGCCAAGAACGGAGAAGGTGACTTGAAGTCTGACTTATCATAGTTTCTGTAACCAGCAACCTTACGAATCTTCAGTTCGAAATCCGCACCTGTCCAGAAGTCGAAAGGATTGACCGGAGTCTCGCCAGGAAATTCTGGTTGCATCTGATCCATAATCTTATCGAAGATTTTCTTACCGAACTCGTAAATCATTACCTTACCATTGTTGGCAGGGTTTGCAGGGTCGTTAATAACTTGGATGTTAGTAACGTAGTGTAGACGACGCTTCTGCTTACGTGCAGTTTCCTTGTCTTCTTCGATACCTGAGTTCCATAGACGAGAGTTCAACTCACCTAATGGATCGTTCTGACCTAGGGTGGTCAATGAACGTTCGATGTACCACTGTCCGGTAACACCTTTAAAGGCGTGATCCCAGTAGCGTACCCACGGAAGATCTTGACCTTCGGTAGCAGGTAAGAATCGAATAACTGCATAGCCGTTGCCCTGTTCATCAACAGTAGGCTTCCACTTGCGATCGTCTTGATATTTGTTTGTGTTACTTGCTTGTCCGGTTGCTGCGGATGCGGCACTGACAAGTTTAGAGATGTCCGAAGACTTGGATTTTAGATTTGCAAAAGACATAAAACTTCCTTAATAATATTAACTTAAATATAAACAATGTATAAACAATGTATGAGATTGCCTCTAGGGCAGTACTACTTATACGTCTAGTTGATTCTGTTTTGGTAGAAAATTCAACTGACGTGCTTCACTCTCTAGGTGTTCAACTATAGTGGGAGACAGGTACTTCTTAATGTCTTCCAGTTCAAGAGCATTCTTTTCACAGAGATGTACAATGGAATCCATATATGACATCTTATTAGCAAAAACAAAACTCTCTATCATAGCAGAGAATGATTTCTTGGTTAAGAACTTCTCTTCAGTTGACTTATCCATTTACAATTTCAATCGCCTTGACATTATCAACGCGGAATGACCGCCATGATTGTGCGTCAATTGCGAATGCTCTTATAACAGATTTGTTAACAGAAAATTCGTCCACTTGGTTTACTTTAGACTCTGACATATCAGGCATATATTCAGTTTGCAGAGTACAGGGCATAACTCGTCGTTCTCCATTCACCTTATCGAAGGTTACCGCGAGTACATTTTCTTTCAGTTGTTCAATTACTTTATCATAGTGGTACATAGGTTTCTCCTTAGAAACGTTCAAATTCTTTATCTTCAGACTCTTCGTCACCTTCCAGATTTCCATGAATTGCTTCAAGGAACTCTTCATTACCATCTAGAATCGCAATCGTATGTTCGAATGAGGCGAGAGTCTTAACAACATTTTCTCGTTCTACATTCTCAACATCTAGTTCGGCATAGTTCTTAATAAAATCATCGAAGATTTCTAAGTAAATACAACGAAGATTTTCTCGTGTGATAAGATCAACATCGTTTCGTGGAAATGCGCCTAAGTCTATTAGATTTTTAGGCATAGGTGGAGATTCTCCACTCGCCGTTTGAATTTCTGACATTAGTTCCAGTCCTTATTTTGGTTAGATTTATATACTTCGGAGAAGTGAGCGTCAACAAATTTAGCCTCATCACTCCATCGTACATTCGATTTATAGTCTTGTCGGTCAAGACTTACTACTTCATCAGCAAGACGTTTATTTGATTTAATAATCTTACTGTGCTTATTATGTTTCTGAATCTTCAGTGCTGCTCGACGAATCATTGCATAACGTACTTCTTTTGATATGGACATATTATACCTTATTATATGGGTTGTGTCAAGGGGTTATCTTAAATTAATTTCTTCGGAGTATCCGCGTTTCTTAACTTCTTTCTTTCGGTCTATATGTGTAACGGCACGATTAAATTTCCGAGCGTACTTCGCTACGGGATTGGCTCGCACTATAGACTTCTTCTTCACTTTAATTCTCCGATACTACTGATGGGGCATAAGTTATTATATCACTATCGGCTGCGAATAGATTAGACCACCTACGGAGTTTACTATACTTCTCTTGTCGCGCATCTTCGACAGCACTGTGGGACACTACTTCCCAATTCTGAAGCAACTCTATCATACAGACTAGGTCACCTACTTCCTTGGCGAGACGGTCAATGTTCTTCTTCTCTTGACCGAATCGTTTTATTTTGGAAACTTCTACAATAACCTCGGCACATTCTTCTTGCAAGATGGTTAACAGTTCAGTTGCAGAATCATTATGAGTTAACATTATTCAGTCCTATCGTGGAAAGGAACCGCACCAGCGTGTCGTCCACCAGTTATCTCTCTAACCTTTTCATTGAATCGACTATCTGATGTCGCGATATAAGTACCACCCATCATAGGACGGTCTTCCGCTAAGTAAACTGGACGAATGTGGCATGTACCTTCTAGGTACCCCTTAACCATCTCAACGGCAGGTCGACCAACAGTAGGTTCGAACGGGCCATCAACATTCACTACAGTCACCGCAGTGTACTGTGAACTCATACCACCGTTAGAACAGTCACTCATATCAGAACGAAAAATCTCAGCAATCATACCCATGTTACGCCACCCCCAGTGCTTTGTTATTCTTAAACTGGACACCCTCTGGGCCAGTCAACTTACCTAGCATCCAAAAGTCTTCGGCTTGAAGTTTAGCGACACTGTTAGAGAAACCGTCACTCTCATGTTCAGGGCCTAACTCATTGTACTCGTTTAGGAACGTAACCGCTTCGGTAACAGTGTTGAAGTAAGCTGCGTCATGGTGATTGGACATCTTTGGTTTTGCATAAAACATAATATATTCTCTCTTCAATTTAAAATTAATTTTTGTCTCAACTCGACTTTATGTAGCTATTATACCTGTAACTAAAACAAAAGTCAAGGCATTTTTAATCTTTTTTAGCAGATTGGTATTGACGTTTCAAGAACCACTTGTGCTTTGCGAAATATTCTGTCGCTGTGTAGTTCGGAACTTTACTAGTCCAACGTTCAACTTCATCACAATGCTCAAACCACGTCTCACTGCACCATCTTCGGAAAGTCATTACGATGCCTCCAATACATAAGGAGTGTTGTAGTTTCCGACGTTGATGTCGGTGTAGTGACTACGGTGAAAGTAGTCAGTCTGAATGTCGTCTTCACAGAAGAAGTCTTCTCCTTCCATTGCTGCTTTCAGTTCAGTTAAGAACGCAACAACAGTCGGGCAGTTGTAGTTGTCTTTAATCCAGTAAGGGTTGACTTGAATGTAGTCGCGTCCGTACTTCGCAGCATCAGCTGCCTTGAGGATGTCTAACACACCGCTCTTAATGTTACAGACTAAAGTGCTGTGGTGTTTAACCGCAATACTACCTTTCATCTTGTACTTCTTCAGTACAGCTTTGATTTGGGGAGCTAACTTTTTTTTGTCTTCTTGGGTTACACATGCCATAATCTTTTTCTCTCTAGTTTTTCGACTTTATACTGCTATTATACACGTTTTTGAAATAATGTCAAGGGCTTATTTAAACTTTTTTAGCCATTGCCAGAAGTCATTTAAAAACCCGCCTTCTTCCCACATCAAGGGGAGGCGTTTACTCTGTCGCTTCTCCTCTTCCATATGGAGGTTAGTATACATGAACACCATAAGAAACGCAAACGCACACCACCCTAGGAACTCAAGTAGGATATCCATTATCGCACCCATACTTTGTTGTAGACTTCAGGAAGGTTGTCACAAGAATACTCGTCACCCTCTGCATAGTTAATGACTCTCTCACACTGTTGGGTTAAAGTGCTAGTGTAGACTTCAGGGATATCTAACGTATCAGCCAGAACCTGACTCCATATCATAACCACCAAAACCGCGGCAGTACCAAACATAACTTCATATAAACCTTTCATAATATTATCTCTCTCAACTCGACTTTATATAGCTATTATACATCAACATTAAAATAAATACAACTACTTTCTTAGATCATTTTGTTATAAACAAACCACTCTCTTATATGCAGGATCTTCTTCCAATACTTCGAGCAACATTTCCAAACGGTTACGATCTTTTGTTACCGCCTCCTTAACGTAGTCCGGTAAGTCTTCATAGTCCGGATGAGTTATGGCGTCAAATAAATCTTGGATCTCATCAGACAATTCTTTGTGTGCTGTCATTATATCGTTCATACGTTATTCCAATTGTTGTTGAAAAGTTTTTCTTCGAGAGCGTAGGCTTCTTTCTCCCAAGGAGCATTTTCGTACTTGTAGTTACGAGGTTTCCTACCTTTCCATGCAAGGTTATAACCATTAAGTTCGCCTCGTAGGTACTGCTTAGCATGTACCAGTTCATGTGCTAGGGTCTGCATCATCTGTTCCATAGACATGGGTTCGCCACAACTAGTGCGGGCTATATCAATCTCTGCGTGGGTTTTCTTGTCTCCCCAGCAGTAACCTTGTGCCTCACCAGCAAGCTTGGTAGAGAATCTAACGTGGAGTATTTTACTATAGAGTCGGTGAATACCTAACTCTTTGGCGACAGCATGAATATATGCTTCGACCTTCTTTTTGTTCTTGATACGACCTTCGACAAGTAATGGATTCATAACACTCTCTCAATCAATTAAGTAGCTATTATACCACAGTGGGTATAAAAGTCAAGGGCCTATGCGACTTTTTTAGCAGGTTTCTTCTTAATAGGGGTCTTCTTGGTGACCGGAGTCTTCTTCTTGGTCACGGTAGGTTTTTTGACAGGAGTCTTCTTTTTGGTCATAGAAGTCTTTCGCTTAACAGTCTTCTTCTTAACAACCTTCTCTTCCTTCTCGACGGGTACCTTCTTAACGACAGGCTTCTTCTTAGTAGGAGACTTCTTCTTGGGTTTTGTTTTTACGGTGAAGGTCTTGGCTAGGAACTCATTAACCGACAGTCCACAGTTACGTACTACCTTCTCATACTCTGCGATAGAGTCCATGTCCCACCCATGTGGCGTTTCTAAGAACTGACCGTAGTGATTTATCACCTCTTCAAAGAGTCGACGACACTCTTCGGTATCGTTGTCCTTGAGGTATCTAACCTTGCGGTCGTAATTCAGTTTACATATTTTTATCATAACGGTTCCTATATTTGCTCACAAGCTTCGCGCCAGACTTCTTTCAACTGAGCTAGATGGTGTTCTTCACTCCACTGCCAATAGTAAGAATGTTTTATTGTCGGGGAAAGACCACCGTGCTCTCTAATAGCATATGCAATAAAGAATGCACTACGTCCTGCAGCAACAAGAGTGTCGTCGGTATACAGTTCGATCAATCCTTCTTTAGATATAGAAGTGTAGGTTATCATACAACCTCACCAAAGGAGAGTCCAATGGGCGAACCATTCAGACTACGATGTCCGAGTTCACGAATATCTTGGATAGCAACTTCCATACGGTCACCGTCATTCCATTTGATAACGACTCTGTCCTGTCCAATGTGACGGTCGACTAGACCTTCTACGGTAGGGTACATTGCGCCCCAGTTTGCTTCAACTTTCTGACCAATCAAATTCATATTAAATTCCTTAGAGTAATTGAGTAATAAATCCACAAATGCTTATCGCGTTTAATGCAACAAGGTTCCACAATTTCGCGTTGGTAGATTGAACAGACAACAAAGACAATCCGCAGATAGCAATCACAGGATTCATGTGAAAGGCAAAGATTGCCATAAGAATCGCTCCGAGGAGTCCGCAAAGGGTTGGGAAGTCTTTTTTCATAATCTAGTCTCTTTCAATCAATTAGGTAGCTATTATAACATAGGTGTTTTGAAAACACAAGGGCTCTGATAGAACGTTTTGGAATAAAAAACAGTGGGGTTAGTACACATAGCAATAGGTAGCAATATCCGTAATACCTCCCCACCAAGGGAAACCTAACTTTTATTTGATGTATTTGTCAACTAGTTTCTTACCAATATATAAAACTGCTATTACTGTCACTAAAATTACTGCCTCTAGGTATAAGTTCCCTGTACTGCTGTCAACCTCGATACCTTTGGTG